GCACAACTCCAAGAAGGAACTGTTGCCACTCCGTACATAAGAACACCCTTTACTTCTACAACAAACAATACTCCAACTGATTTTGTTTTAGGCAATCAAGACCTGCTTATAACCTCGTATCCAGGAACCAAAGGACTAGGTGTTGGTAGTCGCCAAAATCTTTTCAAACACAGCGAAGCATTCACCAATGGATATTGGACTAAAACCAACATAGGCGTATCGGCAGGTGGTTACACTGCACCAAACGGCACAACTACGGCGATGAAACTTCATGAACTTGACACCACCGCAGGTGTTCACAAATCCATATACGCCGCACCATTCCCCAGTGCTCCAATTGCCGGAAACGGTAACTACACTGTTAGTATTTTTGCAAAGGCAGTAGAAAGGAAGTATCTTTCTTTTGTTGATAGTAACTCCGCCGCGTTTGATCGGTTTGTTGTTGATCTAACCACTGGCACGATTACAGAAAATTCTTCAGGTCTGTCTGCAAAAACTATTCCGTACGGAAACGGATGGTGGAGAGTGGTGGTTAGTCACAGAACGACAACCACAACCGGAATTCAAGCTTGTGGTTTTGCACCAAGTCTAGGTGCAACACTTAGTGATTCAAATTCAAGATACGGCCCAATTGATGCAGGAGTATCAGGCAGTGGCATACTCATATGGGGAGCGCAACTAGAACAGGGAACAGTGTTTGGTGAGTACACACCAACAGATGCAGCTGTGGCAGGAACCACCTACACTCGTTTGGCAGGCAACACCTACTCCTCTACAGTTACAGGTATTGGAAACAGAGGCGAAGCAACAGCATGGGGAACAATTGTGATTCCTCCTATTGCGAGTACTTCTTCCCCAGTGTGTGCTTATTTGGAAAATTCTTATGGGGTTGCCGGTGTCACTGCACGTGCCAATTCTGTATTTGAACTGTCTTTTACAAAAAAGATGGCAAGCAATATGTACTGTGTAATTACAGGCACAGAACAGGAAACTACATCGTCTTTAGATGGTCTGCTCAGTGGTCTTAGTGCGAACGGTTCCATTCCCCCAACAGACGAGTACACTCTGAATACTCTGAGAAACGAAGGCAGTACTGAAAACTCACAAAAAACAAGAGACGGGTTCACAATTACTTGTTTACGGCAAGTTCCTCCATCACCCTATATTCCTCTGGAGACTGCTGTTATTAATGTACCTGCGGGTGATGCCACTTACAAGATTTTGAAAGAGCACACCACAACTAGTTCATCTCCCAATATTTACTTGAACTGGGAGTCTTTGATTACCTCTGGACAGTATTGGTACAGACTTAAAGTGCAAAGAAACCGTGGAGGAGTAACCGCCGACCTGCAAGACGCATTTTACACCAGTTTCTTCGACTACCGAGTTCCTCACCCACCAACAGCAACTGTTCACGACTATCACAAAATGAAATATGATATTTCAGGGAACCAAGACAGTGACAAATACATTATTAGCGGAGTTGCGTCCATAAATGAACCGGCAGCAGGCGCAACGGCAGGTGGTGCAGCACAAACACTAAAATTAACAAATTTTGTGGCATACAATAGAAACTGCCGTTTTACTCCACAATCTGTACACTATCAGCGCGGACGGACTCAACGAATACACTTTATAGTGTTTGGAGGAAAACAAATAGATGACACGCCGTAAACTGAAACGATTTGCAGAGTTCACAGAGCAAGAGGGCAGTGGCACAGCAGCACCCATTAATACTGTTGGCAGCGAAAAAATTGCAGGAATAGGGAACGATTTTCCCCCTTTTCCTGCTAAAAAGCGGGTCAAGATTTTAAAACGAAAACTGCCAAAATCCTAAATACTGTGTACTATTTTAGAGGGGAGTACCTGTATGATTAGTTCAGAACTTGTTTCATTGGTTGGTGGTGCAGCCACAGGCTTTCTGTTTCGGTACATGGCACAAAAGTCGCAGGATCAAAAAGAAATTTTTGAGCGACTAATTGCTGCAAACAAGCAAACCACAGAAAATCAAGACAAGGCAGCAGCTCGTGTTCCAATTGATGTGGGCAGAGGAATTCGTCAACTCATTGTGTTGTCGGTGCTGTTTGCCACACTGCTTGCACCGTTCATACTGCCGTTTTTTGGTCTTCCTACTTTTGTAGAGGTGGACTCTACCACACCTGAAGGACTGTTTGGATTAATTCCAGAGTCTACCCGCAAGTACTTTGTGGAGGTTAACGGGTTTTTGTTTGCGTCTGAAACTCGTCAAATTTTGGTGAGCATTGTAGGGTTCTATTTTGGCAGTGCTGCTGCATCAAACAAGTCGTAAGGAGGCAACCATGATTACCCGAATACTATCATCACTGATTTGTTTAGGAACACTGCTCGCACTAGTTTTTTGCGGTGTAGTGCTGCTTGTTGGTTGCAACACTTCACCCGTAATTGTTCCTGATATTACATCAGACAGTCCCATTACAATGAAACTAAAGCACGAGATCATGAACGGCACACAAATCACGGATAATTGGGGGTGGATACTGTGGTATCTGCCCGTGCTTGTGCTTGTGATAGGGTGGTCGTGGAAAGAATTTTTGGGTAGACGACGCGACCGGTAAACTTTACTCGTCTGTGATTCGCAGATCTTCCGGCAGACTCTCGTACATCTTTTTGCAGATGTAGTACGAGTCAACAATATCTGAAACAGGACTCACAGACTCCTGACGATTAGGGGTTAATAGTCCCTTAAGGTTTACTCCTGTTTCTTTTAACCACGCAGCGTACATGGAGTTTTTGTCTGCATTACCTTTTCCAGTAGCATATTTTTTTACCTCTGTGGGTGGAATAACACTCACTGGTACACTCAACTGGTACAGTTTGTACTTTAAAATGCCTGTGTTTTCTGCAATGTGAAACACCCTGCCGCTTGCAGAGTACGCGTACCCTTCAATTGCCACATGAGAACACCCCATCACAATATCAATTGCCCAGTCTGCAATGGTTTCGTAGCGGTGCTGATCGTTTTCCCAATCGCTTAACTCTTCTCCAAATATGTTTAGTGTACGAATTTTGCTTTGCTTTTTGTTGTTTGATAAAAAATAAAATGAGCATCCACTGTAGTCAAATTTACCAGGTGGGGTTGCGTGAAACAAGCATATTGCAGGGCCACAAAGAGAATAATCTATTCCCGCTATAATCATACCTTTATTTATCTTGTCTACATAAAGATAGAAAGGAGGAATCTAATATATGATTCCAGAAACAGAAAATTACAATGAAACAGTCCTGATCCCCGTGTTGCAGGACAGAGTGAGTGTGCTTACGAACCAAACCATTCTGCTTGAAGCAAAACTGAAGATTGCAGAAAAGGAGAAGGCTCAAATTCAAAAGCAATTGGACGAGGCTTTACAGCCCAAGTCCGAACCAACGGGCGAGCAGAATCCCGAATAAAAAAGAAAATATAGACAGCAAAACTCGTTGGACTTTATCTAGTTTCATGGGTTGTTTTCCATGGTTTTTTGTACCCATTCAGAAAATAGATCTAGTCTAACAGCGGAGTTTTCGTACAGGTGTGATCCCCAGACTCCTCTTCTTATACCCAGAGAGGAAACTATACCCACGAGAACTCCGCTGTTGTTGTATACTGCTCCACCAGAGTCACCAAACCACACGGTGCCGTCAAGTGGAAGCATTTTAAATACTGTAGGGTCTTCTACAAGTGTTCCGTAGTACCAGAACACTCCTGCAATGCTTTTACGCTTAATGCCTCCTCCGTACCCCACAACAGTCAGCGAGTCGCCACGTCGAGTTTGAGCGCGTTCTTGGGGCAGCGTGGACGGTGTTTCAGGACACGGAGTGTCTAGTACAAGCACTGCCAAATCTACAAAAATAATTGTGCCAATTTTATAATTGGGATGAAGAATTGCGCGGTCAATTTTAAATGCTTCGCCTCCTGAAATAAACCAGTGTGGAGACACACCGTCCACACAGTGTCCTGCTGTAAGCACATGACACGGAGAAATTAATACTCCACTACCGTAAACTACTTTATCCTCTTGTGCCAGTCCTCCAACCTGTGGTTCTTGCCACTCAGTAATAGCAGAAAATCCCTTCATAAAGAAGGGGAGTGGGTTACTGTTGGGTACTGGTTGCCCTAAAGGTTTCGCAGAGGGGACAGCGGTATCCCATGCACAGGCTTGCAGCAAGACGAGTGCAAGAGCCAGAAGAAGAGATTGAACCCCTGGTCTCTTCATATAATTATTTAGACAGCAAAAATAAAAAATTGCTAGATTTGTAAAAAAATAACCCCCCTGTTACGGGGGGTTGAGTAAACACTCCACAGTGGTGCAGGGTTATGTGGTCAGGTCAACAATCTCGCATTTGTCGCCTGTACACGCGAATGTTTGGACTCCAACAGTCTTGTCTTCTTTTTCGTAGTTCACCAGTTCACTCCAATCCACTCCTTTAGGCATGGCAGCAAGAGCTGCTTCGTACTGCTCCTGTGTGCAGTCCTGATACGGAGCTTGCTTGTACGAGTGGTCAGAGTGTGGCAGAAAAGAAATACCGCTAATCTCGTCAAAGTGTGCGTACACCCACGCACCAACTTCCAACCATTCGTGTTCACGTACAGTAATGGTAATACTTGGTTTGTGTTCGCACCAGTGCCGCTGATACTTTAACCATAAATTAAGGTGTTCAATTGCAGTCATGTCATTACGAGTCAGAGAATCTACTGCATTCATGGGGAATGAAAACACCATTGTGTGGTCGGGACGCATATTGCACGGCTCGTGTGGAAACCCTTTGTCCACCATGAACTGACACAGTGGGTCTTTACGGTCTGCACGAACAGTACGAATATAGTACTTGTTGTGTCGTGCGTGGATACCGCTTGCAGAATCGGTGAGTTGTGACACGGTTCCACTAGGTTTCACACAAGTAATAGCAGCAGCAGGATTAATACCAATCCGTTTTGCCCACTCTTTGTTTGTGGCTACAGCGTCCCCCTTCAGCGTTTCAAGCAAAAGGTCAAGGTTTGGCCCTTGCGAACACATCATAGGACTATCCAAGATGCCTGTGAGCGAAACACCAAGCAGAGCTTCTTCTTCACAGTTCTTTTTCCATTCACTAGACAGATACGGAAAGTGGGTAAGTGACGCTTGCCAGGTGCCAAGAATAGCAGCAAGGCGAACCTTACGCTTCATAGACTCAGGAGTATCGTCCTTGCGAACAATTACTTCACTGAGATTGCAGAACTCTTTGTCGCGTAGAATAATTTCTGAACACGGATTTGTTCCAAACTCGTAAGACGAGTCGCGGCGGTCGCCTAATTTAGCAACAGTTTTTTGCGCTGCTTGGCGGTTGAAAATACCACGCTCTCCGCTTTTGCTCTTGTAGAGTGACAACCACTCTTCCATGAACACACCAATGTCTGGTTTCTCTTTGTACGCAACGCTGTTGTTTGCCAGAGCACGCTGCGGATTTTCAAGCCACCATTGACCTGTTTTTGCTTCACGCATACGCTCGTCTGTAAGATTAGACAGAGAAATGAGTGCAGATCTACGAACACCGCCCACAACCACTACTTCTGCAACTTTACAAATAATATCGTGGCATTCCATAGAGGTGAGTTTTCGTCCTGCTGCTCGCTTGAAAGTGTCCACTGTGAAATTAAAAAGTTCCTCTAGTGGACGAGGCCCACTTGCACGACCACCAAAAGTCTTGAGACGCGCACCAGCAGGACGAATTTTACTCAAATCCCATGATGGAATCTGTCCACCAATAAGCAGGGACACTAATTCACGATACGCTTTTGCCCAACCCTCTTTGGAGTCTTTTACTACAATAATGGTGTCGCTATTACTGAACTGCTCTGAAATAGTGGGCAGTTTTTCCACGTACTGTCTCTCCACAGAGAACCCCACACCTGTGCCACACATCAGCACATACAGTATTTCATCAAATGCACGAACCTTGTTTACTGCCACATACGAGCAGTTGTAGCCTGCGGTGTTGTCACGAATAAGTGCTTCGCCTGCGGTCATTAGCGAACGCATGGACGGCATTATTTCAAGATTCAGAACCGCTTCACGAAGTTCTTCACGAGTGGTCTTGGGAATCTTAACACCTTTTTGATTCCAGTGTTTGTCAAAGAATGTGAAATAGCGGTCAACTGTTTCTTCCCATGTTTCACGTCTGCCTTCGCTTTCAAGCCATCGTGAGTAGCGTGAAAGATGAATAAAAGACTGGTATTGAGTGGGAAGACTTTTGCTCATTCATGCCTCCATTATTAGGGTTGGTAGAGTATTTATCCTCTACTTGTTACATCACAGGCAATCAAATATCAAATTGGGATATTTGACATTTACGCACTCTGCACTTCCACAGCAATTAGTTCTGCGTCACCGCTCATGGTGTCTGCGGCGTTATCTGCCGCACGGTAAATTTTCAGACGGAAAAAGTCTCCCGCAACCAAAGTGTCTATATTTAATGATAACAGGAGTTCTGTGGTGCTTGGTGTGCCGGATGTAGCGTTTGTTGTGGTGTTGCCTTCAGTTGCAGCGGCAAACGAATCAGAGTCGCAATCAGTATTCAGATTCATAAACTGCGCTCCCCAACGCACAGCACCGCTTGTTGCGGTTGTAGCCATCCAACGAATGCGTACCTTTAGTCCGTTGTTCATATCTGCACTTTCAGGAATCACTCCAACAAATACAGCACTTTCGGCTGTGCTGGAGTCAAAATCCAAGACTTTAATAGAGTTGCGAGTGTCTGATGAGGCAGCATTCAGTGCAGGAGGCTGATTGTCTGGTGCAGTAAACACTGCACAAGTCTTTGATGGTCCGTTTGCCCAATATAGGGTGCCTGCACCGTTACTTGTAAGAACTTGTCCTGCACTTCCCGCATTGGTGGGGAAGGTATAAGAGTCATTTCCGTAACTAAAAGTAAAAGAGATCTGCTGATTCTGGTCTTCTACAGTAATGTAAGTGCCGTTGTTATTACCATCATAATCCCCAATGTAGATTCCACCGCCTGTTGCTTGGTAAATTTTTAGAGTACTGTTCCCCATTGACACGATTTCACTGCCGCTGGCGTTGTCAATTAAACTCAAATATCGCGTGTCGTGATTTCGTATATCCAATTGACCGGATTCAGTACTACTACCCACTCGCACACTACTACTGAATGTTGCTCCTGCGGCACTCAGTCCTCCCATAGCGTGAACCAGTCCACGAATATACGCATCGGTTTGTGCAGTAGCACCAATAACGGCAGTAAATGAACCCAATCCTGTTGCTTGGGTTCCAATCACAATTTCATTTGTAGAACTATTTGTTCCATTGGTGTTGTAACCAATATAGATGCCACCTGTTGCAGCAGTAATGTTGGATGCTGCGCCTGCGCCCAGTGCAACATTGTTTGAGCCTGTGGTCTTGAACAGCAGCGCACTCCCGCCCACCGCAGTGTTGGCACTGCCTGTGCTGTTGATCCCCAGCGCACTCCCGCCCACCGCAGAGTTGCCATTGCCTGTGGTGTTGCTCCCCAGCGCAAACGAGCCCACCGCAGTGTTGGTGCTAACATTTCCTGCTCCTCTACCTACTCGTAACCCGTTAACGGATATGTCACCAGCAAATGTAACACCACCAGCAGCAGAAATACCCGCAGTGAATCTGGTGAGTGCAGAAAAGGTTCCTCCTGCGGCAGAAATACCCGCAGTGAATCTAGTCAATCCGCTAAAGGTTCCTCCTGCGGCACTGATGCCACCATTGGTGGACAAGGTTCCAAACACTCGTGTAGAAGTGGTGTTTGAGTTTCCAATTACCGTTGTGTTCGCACCGTCTGCAACAGCGTCTGCGCCGATCACAATGGTGTTATTGTCGGAGTTGCTAAAGCCCTTTGCGTTGGATCCGATGTAGATGCTGTTCTCGGGATCGGTGAGTGGATCTTCGCCAATGTCATATGTACCTGCTTCAGTACCAATTGCAACATTGTTGGATCCTGTGGTGTTGCTCTCCAGCGCATACACGCCCACCGCAGAGTTGCGAACGCCTGTGGTGTTGGCGAACAGCGCACTCATGCCCACCGCAGAGTTGTTGATGCCTATGGTGTTGGCAAACAGCGCATACCCGCCCACCGCAGAGTTGTGGTTTCCTGTGGTGTTGTCGCGCAGCGCATTCACGCCTACCGCAGAATTGCCCCCGCCTGTGGTGTTGACGTTCAGCGCACCCGCTCCCATCGCAGTGTTGGTGCTAACGTTTCCTGCTCCTCTACCTACTCGTAACCCGTAAACGGATATATCGTTGGCAAATGTGACACCACCAGCAGCAGAAATACCAGCAGTGAATCTGGTGAGTGCAGAAAAGGTTCCTCCTGCGGCAGAGATGCCAGCATTGAATGTATT